CGGATGCCCGCCTTGATGCCCATGAGCGTCGCCACATGGTCGGGCCGCGCCGGCAGCCCGTATTCCATCTGCAGCTTCACCGCCAGCTCGTAGCGTGCCGCGGCGACATACTCCGGCGGCAGGCCCAGCGGATCGGTGAGCGCCGTGTAGGTCGGCAGCCCGGCGCGGTAGAACACGTGCAAATCGAACTGGCCGGCCGGCGGGATCGGCCAGAACCACAGCGAACTCGTCGGATAGTCCGGCGAATACCAGACGGCAGCCGGAAACGTGCTGAGCTGCTTCAGGCTGATCTCGTTGTATTCGTCCATGCTGTCGATGAGGTAGAGCGGGAAATCCACCGGCCCGGCGTTGTAGACGGTCGCCACCTGCTGGCCGGTCAGCAGCCGCGCATAGGCGCTGTCGAGCCGTGGCGGGCGGTCCAGCATCGCGTAGGACTGCGCGCCCGTGCTCGGGATGATCTGCTCGGTCAGCCGCCATGCCAGGAAGCGCTCGCGCTGCCAGATGCCGATCATCTCCACCAGGTATTCAAACGCGGTGGTGATGTCCTCGGCGAGTGGCGTCTGGCCCACTCCGGTCACGCCGCTGGTGCGCAGCACTGACGCGAGTAGATCCTGGCATGTGCGGATGGCCATTACAGTGGCTCGGCCATGCCGCGGCGCACAGCCTCCTCGGCCTGCACGCTGCTGCTGACGACCGGCAGGCCGGCGTCCTCCAGCTCCTTCAGCTTGCGGAGCTGGTTATGTGTCCGCACCTGCTCGGCTTCGGTGTAGGTGCGGGCCATGTCGGCCAGTTCGGCGCTGTCGAACCACGCATAAGGCGGTTGCAGCAGGCCCTCCTCAGAAGCGTCGCTGACGCGCACGCCGCCATAGATCGGGTGGAACTTCACCTTCGGGTAGGCGGTGGGTGCGCCCGGCGCTCCTTCGCCGAACACGTCGGCTGCGTTCGGATAATCCGGCGGCACCGCGGTGGGCGCCTCGGGATGTGCCGGGTTCGCCACCTTGTCGCCCGGCTTGGGCTGCGGCATGACGCCGCCCGGCCCCGCCTCCGGCTCGCGCTGCTGGCGGTCGCGCTCCTGCTGCTGGCGCTGCTGCTGTTCCTCGCGCTTGCGCTGCTCTTCGCGCTCGTGCTCCGTGTTGTTTGGCATCAGTTGGTCCTTTCCTGGCGAACGCGCTGCACCGGCTCGATGACCTCGGCGATGGCGCCGGCCGCTTTGCGGATTTTCATGATCTCATCGTCGGTGGCGGCCTGTGGTGCCGGCTGTGAGGTCTGGTGCGCCGCCTGGCGCTGCCGCTCCCGCTCGTCCGCCGCGTGGTCCTTGCGTGTCGTATCTGACATTGGTTTCTCCTGTATCCATCAACAACGATCAGAGGATATCTGGCACCCTACAGGCCCACTCGGGCCGGACCCACTTCCAGCCATAGAGCACGTCGAGCCTGGTGATCATCTGGTCGTTGATGCCGTCGTAGAAACTGATGAGACGGATGCTCACGCCGTCCTGACTCTCGCGGTAGCTCTCGACCACGCCGCGCGTCGGCATCTCCATCGGCACAATCGCCAGGGTGACGGCGAGCGGATGGAAGATGAAGTTGTTGCGGTAGGTTTCGGACGCGTTGGTCAGGCAGACGATGGTGCCACCGGCGGTGGGCGAGGCGGTGACCGTCTGGTAGGCGACGGGATTGCCGCCGCTGGCCGGGATCAGCGCCGGGTAGATCGGGATGGAGGTGGCACCGCCCGCGACATCCGCCGTCACCGCGAACTGCGCCAGTTGCCCCGTCGTGGTCTTGGTCACGCGATTGACCGCGAAGGCGCCTGGGAAGGTGATGATGTCGCCCTTCTTCAGCGGCCCGGCGAGTGCGCTCGTGGTGATCGTGCTGCCGGTCTGGCTGGCACCCGACACCGTGCCGAGTGCGCCGTAAGCGCCCGTGGTGTGGGTGAGCACCGTTGGGTCCTGCGCCCAGTCCATGCCCAGCACGTCGGTCTTGATCATCGCCGTTTCGTACTGCTGGCCGATTTTGGACTGCTGGTTGAACAGCCCGCTGAACGAGTTCACCGTGCGCGCCATGGTGATCGGGTCGAGCACGACGCGGCGCTGGCTGCGTGGTGTCGAGAGCTTGTCGAGCAGCGCGCCCGCGGTCGCCCAGGTGGTCAGCGTCGGCGTGAGTGTGTTGTTGCTCCCATCGACATTATGCACCAGGTTCGGGATCGCCTCGGCGCCGAGCATGATGTTGGAGGCGATGTTGCCGACCAGCGCGTTGACCGCCGGCTGGATAACGCGCACGTCGTAGTCCTGTATCGACATCGTGCGTTCGGCCATTGAGAACGCGATATCCACGCCGGTCTGCGTCGCGACCGTCAGTGCGGTCGTTGATTCAACTGTGGACTGTGGGACTGCGGTGGGTCCGCTGCGCGCTACGTAGTCATTCGGCAGGCGGATCTGGATGGTGCTGCCCGGCTTCTGTCCGGCGACGCTAGGCCCGCCGAACTCGTCCTGCCATTGGCGATCCACCATCTGGAGGAAGGCGTTGGAGTTTCTGAATAGTTCGATAGCGCGCCTCACGACGAGCGTAGGCGTAATGATGGTATTGGGCACTGTGGCTCATTCCTGATCCCTTCGTTTCGGAGGCAGGCCGTCACCCCGGAGGGGTTCTTCGGCACACAGGAAGAAGCCGCTTCCAGTCGGGTCTCAGGTGGCACCTGAGGACGGGCAGGATTGCTCCCGCCCGTCGCAGAGCGATCTACGCGCTCAGTCGGAGGTCCGCTGTCGCGGATGCATGCGGTAGCCGCCGCAAGTCGGCAGGCACGGCGTAGGCGTTAGCGGCGCCAGTTCATGTCGGCTGACCAGCGCTTGAACTCATCCCACGATCCCTTTTCCGGATCGGGTTGGCCGCGCGCGCGTCCCCCTGAGGGCGGGCGGATCGGCGGCGGTAATCGCGACACCGGCTTTGGCTCCGGTGTCGGTGTGGCGCCCAGCTTTGTCAGAGCCAGCGCCATACGGTGCGGCGGCATCGCCAGGATGCGCTCGGCCTCCTCTGGATCATCCGCCATCTCGATGATCGCCCGCTGGCCGCCCTCCACGTCCAGCGCGATGGCCAGCAGCATGCGGCGCTGCTCGGCGGACGACATATTGGCGACGGTCTCGCAGGCCGCTTTGAACTTGTCCTCGCCGAACGATTCCTTGCCCGCCTTGTCCCATTCCTCGACGCGGGCGTTGTGCTGCTGGATGGCGAGTTTCTCGGCGGCGCGCTGGTCGATCAGCCGGTCGATGTCTTCCTGCGTCGGCGCCGGCTGCGGGCTGCCATCATACTGCGCCTGGCGCTGCTCGATCTCGCGCAGCCTCTGCTCCAGCGCATCGGCGCGGGCCTTCTCGGCGTAGCGCTGCTTGACGATCTGGCCGACGCGATTGGCGTGGGCGCGGCGTTCTTTACGCAGCAGCTCCTCGCGCTCATCGACCTCCGGCTCGTCGGGCTTGGCCTCGCTCTCGACAGGCGCTTCCGGTTGCGGCGGCTGTTGCAGCGGTAGGGTGGCGTCCTCGTTCTCCTCGTTCTGCAGGACGTGCTGCGACTGCGGGACGCGCTCTTCGGTAGCTGGCTGTTGCTGTGTTTCGCTCATCGGATTGTCACTGTGGTTTTCCGTCACCGAACCGGCGAACCGGAGCGCTCGGTGACCACACGCCTGCCAACGTCGCCACTCCCCGTGGAAGAGTGGGTACGTCCCGGCCCGGAAGGTTATTCGCCTTGTGTAGCTGCTGCGCCGAGGCCGATGCCTAGTCCGGCGATGCCATACTTGCGCAGGATGTCGATGGTGTCGGCGTTGAATACGACGTAGTTTTGTTTGGCTGGACCGCCCGCCACGGCAGCGTCGGAATACTTCAGTCCGGGGATGCCTGCGGCGTGCAGGGCTTTCGAGACATCTGCCGGGGCAACCCCTACAGCCTGCGCCCACAGAATGGCATCGCCGGGTGTCATATCTGGTGAGAACGGCTTGCCCAGACCGCCACCCTCCTTCATCAGCTCTTCCGCAAATTCCGCCGACCCGCCCGATTTCTGATAGGCTTTCGCGAGCAGATCCCGGCTGATCTCGTGCGCCGCCTTGCCGACACCACCCTGTGCCGCAAACGGCAGGTCCCAATCGAGCATCTGATGCGGCTCTGCCTTGATGTCTGCCTCGTACATGTGGCCGGATGGACCGCCACGATAAGGCTTGGCCACGTCTTCACTGCCGGCAAAATAGAGTCCGCGCCCATAGGGCTGCGCGCCTACGCCCGTGCCGATCTTGGACGTGTCAAACCGCTCGAAGCTGTGCGGCGATCCGTGATACGCCTTGATGCCGCCCTCGAAGTTGCCGGCATATTGCTGCGCGGCGTCGGCCACACCCTTCACCGTGGGGCGGCCGCCTTGCCACACCTGGCCGCCGGTCCACAGCCCACGTTCCTGCGATATCTGCTGCTGGCGCAGCACCCAGTCCATGACGCGACCAAATAGCCCCGGATCGGCGTCCGTCACCGGCACATAGCTCTCGGCCAGCGGGTTCACGTCCGCCACGTAGCCTTGACGCGTCAGCGCGTTAGGCGCCCGTGCCAACGTCCGCGCCCTCCGGCTCCGGCGGCTGGGCCGCCTGCACGTTGCCCTGCAGCGCCATCTCCATCTCGCCGTGGTGCTTCAGCAGTTCGCCAAGCTCGTCCTGCAGCATGTCGCGGATCATCTGCCGCACCACCACCTGCGACCCCATCGGATCAATGCCGCTCACCACGTCGAGCCGCTTGGTCTCGCTGTCATAGTCCTTGATCTTCAGCTCTTCGCTCTTGTCCTTGAGCTGCTCCTGCGCATGCACGACCTGCGCTTTCAACTGCGCGATCTCCGCATCGGCCTTCTGCAGCAATTCCTGCGCGTGCTGCTGCATCTGCTGCGCGGCCTGGGTGAGCTGCTGCACCTCCGGCGACGGCGTGTTGGCCTTGTATTGCGGCGGCAGCCCCTGTTTCAGCCGCGCCGCCATCTCGTCGCTGCCCGGGAAGTCCGCGTTCTTGGCCCAGAAGTCGCCGATCACCTGGAACGCCGCGCCGTTCTGCGCGATCACCTGGCTGAACGCGTTGAACGCTTCCTGTCGCTTGGTGGCGTAGCTTGGGCCAACGTCCGCCACCACCGCGTAGCGGCCCTTCAGCGGGTTGAACACCGTGCGCAGCGCCTGCTGGCGCTCGCTGTCGGGGTCCTGCTGCGGGTTCATGCTGGGCTGTTGCGGCGGCTGGCGCGGGTCCAGCGTCGTCTGGTGCGGCTGCGGCGCTTCCGGGTCCAGATGCACCTGCGTCTGCGTGCCGTCCTCGCCCATGATCATCAAAGCGCGCTTGGTGTCGTAGACCCGTGGAATGAGGTCGAGGATGATGCGCCCGGTGTAGCGGATCGCCGACGCCAGCCGGTCAATCACATGGTACGTCGCGTTGTCGCCCTGCCGCTGCCGCGCGTTGATCGCCTTGCCGCTGGTCTCATTACTCGGCTCGCCCATGACCGCCTGATACTGGCCGGTCGCCATCATCATCTCGGCCTGGCTGATTTTCAGCCCCTCGATGTAGGCCTGTGCCATGACCGGCGGCTGCGAGCGCTCCGGCGGCGGGATTGGCTGGCCGTTCTCGCCGGTGCCGCGATACAGCAGCACCGCCTTGTTCTCGGTGTTGGCGGCCTCCCAGTCGTTGAGATACGGCCCGATGGCCTCCGCGGTGCCGACAAACGGCGCCTTGGTCTGCAAGGCCACAAACTCGGCCGCCTGGCTCGTGTACCAGTTGTATAGACGCTGCGGATCGCGCAGGTGTCGCACATGCGAGACCCAGTCGAGCTTGCCGTCGAGCACGATCTCCTCGCACGGCACGCGCACGATAGGAATGAACTGTCCCAACCAGTCCTTGCGGTCGATGATCTTGCTGTCGGCGATCAGGAACCACTCGACCTGTGGCTCGGCAATGTCGCGTTCGGCCCGCGGCGTGACGCCGACCTGCGCCAATTCCTCCAGCATGCCCTTCGGTAGCTGGCTCTCGCGCACCACGCTGCCGTCGTGCATCTGCAGCAGCCGGTCGCTCCTGGTGCAGCTCCGGTAATACTCCACCACCTGCACATGCTTGTCGTTGGTGCGGTAGACCGTGCCGCCGGCTCCGGGCGAGTTGAGCGACAGTGCGGCATTGTTCAGGTTGGTGTCGTCCTTATCGACGCCATACTCGGCTTCGTATTCCTCCCGCGTCATCTCGTAGAACAGGAAGCCCCACTTCGCGTCGCTGCCGTCCGCCTGCTGGATGTCCGGGTCCAGGTAGACCTGCGTCGGGTCGGCGATGCGCTTGATGTAGATTTCCTGGTCGAACGTATCGTCGTGCATGTAGTCCACCAGCACGCGCCAGTAGCCGATGCCGCCCATCACCTGGCAGTAGGTGGCGTTGGCATACGCCTGCTGTGCGTTGGACACGTATTCGATGTGGCGGATGATGCCCTCGTAGATCTGCGCCGCCTCGTAGGTCGCATCGTCGCCCACCGGATTAACGCGGATCTGCACCGGGTTCTGCCGCGCGTCGTTGATGATCTGCAGGCAATGCACGCGGGTCTTGTTGACGGTCAGCGCGGGACGCCCGGCGGCCTGCCGGCCGGCGCTGATGCCATCGGCCCACTGCGCCTTGTTGTCGTCGTCGCCATTGGCGAAGGCCATGTCCGCCTTGTAGTGACGGTGCGCGTTGTTCTGATACTCGTGCGCGCGGTTGAGGCGGTCCTGCGCCTCGCGCACGATTTCGCTGTCGGTGTCCTTGCGTGCCATTACTTCAGCTTGTCCATCGCTGCGCGGATTGGGTCGGCATAATCCGCAAACCTCTGCCTGAGATCCGCGACGGCCTCGTCGAACTCCTTGCGCAAGTCGGCCATTGCCGTCGCTTCGAGTTGACTGATGCTGCGTTCGCCGGCGTTCACGTAATACGCGCCGAAATCCACCGGCTTGTCGCGCTTTTCGGCCTTGCCGACGAACATCACGAGAGCGAGGCCGAGCTGTTGCGCCAAATTCTGCACCCGCTCGCCGAACATCTCCGGATCAGGCTCCCGCTTCTCGCCTTCCAGATCGGTCCAGTGGTGGAGGGCTTCTTGCAGGGTGTCGTCCGACACCTCGTAGACCATGCCGTCGAAGTCGAAGCGGTGCTTCTTGCCGGTGGGATCGAGCTTGTGCGTCACAGCCGCATCCAGTCCTGTGTGAGTTCGCCGGGCTGGGTATATTCCCACGGCTCGCGCGGCGCCCGCTCGACCGGCGGCGGCTGGTCCTGCCGCACGCCCAGGCACAGATAGCGCGCGGCATCCGCGCCATGCGAGGCGTGGTCATGCACCGGACTGCTGCGCCAGGTCTGCGCCGCCTCGTTCCACTCGCGTCTGTAGTGCCGCAGCGCGTGGATGCCCTTGGCGCAGCGCTCTGCGTCGATCCAGCATTTCGGCAGCACCATGCGCACCGCGTTGATCCCGTCCGCCACGCCGTGCTGCTGCAGCACCCGCCAGGGCCGCACGCCGAGGCTGTTGAGCGTCTCGGTGCGCGCCAGCCCGCTGCCCAGCTCCTTCACCGCCGCATCGTGCGGCAGGATGTGGCGCTCGTAGACGTAAGGCCGCTGCTGGAGTAGCCGCGCATAATGGTCCAGCCCGACGCCCGAATCCTCGATGTAGTCGATCAGCCGCCACTCGCCGGAGCGGGTCACCTGCGCAAACCAGATCGCCGTGCTGTCGTGGACGCCCAGATCCCAGCCGGTCCACACTTTGAGCGCCGGGTCGTGCGACACCGCGGTGATGCGTCCTGCGCGCTCAGCCTCGTCCAGCAGCTTGCCGTAATACGATCCCGAGTTCGGCGCGCTGAACGAGCATTCCAGTTCCTGGGCGAACTCCTCATCGCTCATCTCGGCGCGCAGGCGCTCAATCGCCGCGTCGGACAGTGCGCCGGTC